TGGCAGAAAAGCCACCAACGGAAGAAGCGAGCAGACGGTTTAGGACGCCTGTATGCTATGATTTTTTAGGATATTTGGCGAAGAGTAAAGCTAAGAAAATACATGAAGTGGAGGCATTAAGCAGCATACATCCACATGAGCTTGAAAAGCACAAAGAAAGGACTGAATAACTTGAATCTCAGTAAAGAGCAACGCAACGGAATGGAAGACCATCATGCGGAAATGGCAGAAAATCCACCTAACCAACACGCATATGAGAAATTCAAGCGCAAAGCGTATCAGAGTGTTAGCGTGGAAGAATATTTGCGAAAGCGCAATTTTGATGTAGAAAAGAAAATATAAAACAATGGGTGAGTGAGCTTTGATAACAAAATAAAAACAGGTACCGGACAAGAATCTTTGGCGAGATCTCCGGTACCCATTCACCTAAGAAGAGTATAGCACAGTTCATCTTCTTAGGCAATTGCTAGGAGGATAAATTATGCAGACACAGAAAGAAATCGTAAGAGATCGTGTATTGGCAACTATGAGACCGTATCTGAATGCAGTCACTATGGATATTCTGAATCAAGCGATTGTAAGTGCAATGGCTCATGTTGATGTTGTGGAGACAGAGACATTACCGGCAACAAATGAGAATACGAATGATTATATATTAAATGTTTATATGACAAAGAAAGTCCCGAAGCTGAGCAAACAGACAGCAAAATACTATCTGGAGACTATCAGGCATTTTATTCAATTCACGAATAAATCTTTGCTGGATATAAATGATATGGATGTAGAATTATACTTACAGTGGTATCATGCAACCGGTTTTCGTGGAGCTGGAAACATTGCATCAACCGTGAATAACGAAAGACGTAACCTGTCAGCATTCTTCACCTGGATGCGAAAGCAGAAGATGATAAATGAAAATCCAGTAGACGGAGTAGAACCATTTGCTGAAATTGAAAAGCCAATTGAATTTCTTGCCGATTGGGAAATGGAAGCTTTGCGTGATGCATGTAGGACCGAGGTGAACGGAGTAACTAATTTCAAGGAATACCGTGAGCATTTGAGAGATAGAGCTGTATTAGAATTCTTCCGTAGCACTGCTATTCGCGTTTCTGAGTGCGTTCCAATCAATAGACAGGACATTGACTGGCAAAAGGGGGAAATCCTCATTTACGGGCAGAAAACACGCGCATACAGAACTGTGTGTTTGGACGATGTAGCAAAGTATCATTTGAAAAAGTATTTGGATAGTAGAAAAGACAATAATCCAGCATTGTTCGTGGCAACAAAAGGAGAACATAACAGACTTGCTAAGAGTGGACTGGAATATGTGATTCGTACAATCGGAGAGAAGTCAATCCTTGACAGGCGAATCTATCCGCATCTATTCCGTAAAACTACGGCAACGAATATGGTCCGCCGTGGTTGTCCGCGTGACTTGGTCGCATTTTATCTTGGACATAAGAACGGGAACACAAAGACACTTAATACGCATTACGCAGCTACGGATCCAGCACAGGTCATTCAAGCATTTCGAAAATATGGAGCTGTTGCGTAAATTAAAAGCACCTTTCTAGGTGCTTTTTAAAATGGCAATTTATCAATTGGATGATTTTTGTATGTGGCAAGTTGACCATCGAGCCATTGAGTATATATGTCATTGTCAATCGTTTTATTTTTTAAAAGTCCATACATTGTTTCCCAGTTTTTAAAAAAAGAATTTACAATAGGATCATCTTCAATAATAAAATGAATATTATTAGATGCTTTCTCATGAAGAGAAGGTCTCATAAATTCTTTCTGTTCGCCGATAGTATTGCTTTCATATTTTGTTGAACAAAGTTTTACAAGTGCTTTCAAAATATCAGCATATGTTTTATATGTGCCATTTAATTGTTGTATATTGCTTAGTCCACAAAGCCAATCAACAGAAACATTGCATTTTTTTGAAATACTAATCATCATATCTAGAGATGGGGTTTTTGCACCAGTTTCATAAGAAGATATACTAACAGTAGATACATTTAATGCATCAGCAAACTCTTTTTGAGTAAACTTCATGCTGAAACGTAATTCTTTTATTCGCAAGGCAAGTATGCTTTCATTACTCATGGTATTTGTTCCTCCTTTATATTTGTATATTAACACACAAAGCAAACAAATGCAATAAAATTAACTTATGGTATTGACGTAATACCTGTGGTATGATAACATAAACAACATGAAACGGAGGTGAAGAATAATGAAAAGGCTTGTTATTGAGATTGACGATTCGTTACATAAAGAGGCTAAACTGGAGGCAGTAAAAGAAGAGAAATCTCTCAAACAATATGTCTTGGACTTGATAATACAAGATTTAGACACAAAAAAAGAGTAATCGTTGTAGTTTGGCGATTGCACGATTACTCAAAAATAGTAACTCCAAAAGGAGATTATGTAATTATAACATAATGTTTCTCCTTTTGGCAAATCATTTTTACGAGGAGGAACTAACATGAATTCAGGAAAGACTTTAGAAACAAGATTTGATGACGCACAGCGTGCTATTTGGGACATTCAAGCAGAACTTGGAGACCTTGCAATGGCATTAGACGAAATCACAAATGATTATGACAGCAATCTGACTTTAAATGCACGGGACGCATTGGAATACGCTAATGGAAAAACAGATAGTAGTGTGGGGCAAAAATCATGCGAATTCCTGTGTGAACATAAGCGTATTATGTGGCTTGTCCGTACCGCAAGAACGTATTGTGAACAGGCTCAAAAACTCTGTGAAGGGGCAAGTGTATAATGAATGAGATTATGGAAGCAACCGAACAGACACCAATCGAAATCGCACTTGGAATTGATGCAGATGGAATGACTACGGCTAGAAAGTTGTATGAATTTCTCGGAATGGATAACAAGAACTATTCCAGATGGGTCAAAAGCAATATCACGGAAAACCAATTTGCGGAAGAAAATGTTGATTATTGGGTTTTCGTCACGAATGAAGAAAACCCTCTTGGTGGCAGACCAACTAAAGATTTTAAGCTGACTGCTCAGTTTGCAAAGAAACTTTCCATGATGTCGAAATCAGAGCGTGGAGAGCAGGCAAGAGACTATTTTACATCTGTCGAGGACAAAGCAAAAGAAATGATTGTTGCTATGCGTGAAGCATCAAAGGATCCAATGAAAATGCTCAAGTTGCATTACCAGGCAGTGGAACAGGTGGATAAAAAGGTAGAACATGCTATCGGAAAAGTTGATGCATTGGAAGAACGTTTTGATAAAATGGAGCGCGATATGCCAGTATTTACCATTGATGCTAAGAATATCCAGAGTGCTGTCAGAAAACGCGGAATTGAGGTTATGGGTGGAAAGGACAGCAATGCTTACAAGGACAATAGAGTTCGTGGAAGCGTGTATTCTGATATTCAATCTACATTAAAAAGGAACTTTGGTGTTAGAAAATATGAGGAGATTAAGCATCAGCAGGTAGATATCGCACTGGATATAATAGCAGCATATGAACCGCCATACATTCTAAAGGAAAAAGTTAATTATATTAATTCGCAATTGAATTTATTTTAATTTT